AAACTTGATATTGAAGAAATAAAAGACAAAATACATGCTAAGCTAGAACCATCAGGATGGGGAAGAGTACTAAGAACATTTATCTACAGTAAAGAATTTGAGACTATTGTTAGTCAGTTAGTAAAGCAAACCCAAGATGGTAAAAGATTTACTCCTACTATGAAGAACTGGTTTAGAGCATTTGAAGAGTGTCCCTATGATCAGTTAAAAGTAGTTGTAGTAGGTCAGGATCCATACCCAGGGTTAGGTCATGCTGATGGGATAGCATTTAGTCTTAAAGACACTGATGATATGCAACCAAGTTTAGAGTATATGTTTGATGCAATAAACAGAACTGTTTACAACGGTGTAACTGCATGCAGAGATAAAAATCTAACAAGATGGGCTAACCAAGGTGTGTTGTTACTTAATACTGCTTTGACAACTAATGTAGGTAAGGTAGGTCAACATTATCTTATATGGAGACCTTTCTTAGCCTATGTGTTTGATTGGTTATCTTGGAATAACCCAGGCCTTGTGTATATCTATATGGGTAAAAAAGCAGAAGAGTGGTCAGACTGTGTTAATGATAACAACTATAAGTTCAATGTAACACACCCTGCTTCAGCAAGTTACAACAACTTAAAAGAATGGGATTGTAAAAATGTTTTTCAACAGACATCTGAGATAGTAAAGAGAAACTATAAATTTGACATAGAATGGTAGATATCTTTAACAAACTGCTTAAGAATGATCTTACTCCTAATCAACTTTATTTGTTGTGGTGTAAGAAGCATAACATGTGTCCTTTGTTTAATCTTAACCTGACCGTAGAATATATGCGGTTAACTAATGATGGATGGTTATTAGAAGATGGTAAATTATCTGGTAGAGCATTTGTCTTAGTACAGGAGTTAGAGTCATTCTTCAAAAACAGTAAGAAGAAAACATCTTCTGCTATTATGGGTGAAGATTTTGACAAAAGAATTGATGAATATTTAGAAATTTTTCCTAAATTTAAACTTCCATCTGGCAAATATGCTAGGACTGACAAGAAGAATTTAGAGAATAATTTTAGGTGGTTCTTTGAGAATCACAATTATGATTGGGAGACGGTGATTAATGCAACAAAAATGTATGTAGATGAATATGAAAGGCAGGGATATAAGTACATGAGGACATCACAGTACTTTATCAGAAAACAAAACTCCGCAGAAAAATCATTTGAATCTGAACTAGCAAACTATTGTGAAGTATATCAGAATGGTGGCGGGGATTACACAGAAACACATTTTAGTGAGAGAGTAGTATGAGAAGTTTTAGACTTCTCAGTATTGCTGTAATAGGAACAATCATTGGTTATACAGTTATTAACCTTGTTATTGTACCCCTGTCTATCTGGCAATATCTGGGAATAGAATTAGTAATTACAGTGTTACATCTTCTCTATAACTACGCAAAGAGAGAAGAACAAACACAAGTAATAGATGAGTAATGTAAACAAGACTCCAAAGAAAAGATGGAGTAGTCAGAGGGAGGGTTTTCAAGAGTCACTTAGATATCTGCAAGGTAGAATGCAGGGTAATATCAGAAGCCTCAAGACACCTTGGCCAAAGTTTAATGATGCTATGACAGATGGTATTGAATGGAATACTATTACTGTTATTGGAGGAAGACCTGCAAGTGGTAAGACATTGATTGCTGAGCAAATTGTAAGGGAATCATTTGTTCTGAATCCAGGGGAAAATTTCAGAGTCTTGCAGTTTCAGTTTGAGATGCTTGCAAGAAGTTCTGCAATCAGGGAATACTCCAGTGTCATAGGTAGGTCATATAAGTACTTATGTAGTGCTGATGGTAAGCTAAGTGATACTGATTTACAAAGATGTTATGATTATGCAAAGTCCAAAGTTAAATATCCCATAGATATAGTAGAGACACCTTGTACAATAGCTGAATTCAAGGAGATTATAGGGGAGTATATGATGGAACACGCAACGTATGATTCTACAGGCAATATGATTTTTCCAAAAGTGTTGATTACTATAGATCACTCTTTATTGTTTAAGAAAGCACCTTATGAGAAAGATAAGCATGATATGCTTAACAATCTTGGTGAGATGCTTACACACCTCAAAAGAGTTTATCCTATAGCTTTTGTTGTGCTGAGTCAGCTCAATAGAAATATAGATAACCCTGAGAGAAATGAAGAGGGTAAATATGGTAATTACATACTTGAATCTGATTTATTTGGGGCAGATGCTCTGTTACAGCATGCTGATACTGTTATAGGTATCAATAGACCTGCTAAACAGAAGATTAGGTTTTATGGCCCTGATAGGTATGTGATTGAGGATGACCGGGTTTTAGTATTACACTTTCTAAAATGTAGAAATGGTGATACAAGACTAAGTTTCTTTAAAGCTGAATTTGAGAAAATGAAAATTGTAGAGATGATTACACCTCCTCAACAGGAGAAAAGACTAACAACTAAATAATGTAAATTATGAGTTTATCAACTAAAAGTACAATCAACAGGTATGAGAAAACTGAAGAGCTGATTAAACACCATGAGTGGAAGTTTAATCTCATTCAGGAAGACAGTCCTTTGTTTATTCCCAAGTGTGCTTATGTTCCTAAAGGAAAGAGTGAACAACATATTGGTTTCTTTCCAAGTGAGATCAAGAAAGGTAAGGACATTTACACGGAGTTTACAAGTATTGAACTTGAACCTGAAGACCCAAACAGAACTCTTTACAAGTGGAGGCATAATCCTCACTATGAAGAAGAGTATGACAAAACTGAAGTGACCGCAACAGGTCAATTTAGGTATTTGATTCCTGTATCAGAACTTGTTAAGATTGAGTTTGAACCACAGGATGCTACAGAGACAGGTGTGTTTCCTGACTTTGAAGAGATAATGGATCCAGATTCTGATTCTCCTATCAGTCAATTGACTATTAGAGATCTTGCTGCAATCTTGTTAAAGAAACCAGTGAGTCAGAAAGCATGGTTAAATGAAATTATCAAATCTTAAGTTATGGGAATAGTATTGCCAACAACAAAGCAAGCTCCTACTCATAAGAGCCCTAAGAATCTAATTATCTTTTCTAAGCCTAAAATAGGTAAGACAAGTTTGTTGAGCACTCTTGACAACTGTCTAATCTTAGACTTAGAAGGAGGTACTAAGTATCTTAACTCTATGAAGGTAGAGGCCAGTAGCTTTGAAGAAATCAGAGAAATTGGAAAAGCTATCAAAGAAGCAGGCAATCCATACAAGTACATTGCAGTAGATACAATCACTGCATTGGAAGAGATGGTAGTACCTTATGCTGAAGTGCTTTATTCTAAGAGTCCAATGGGTAAGAACTGGTTTAATCCAGGTGGTGGTAAAGAAAAGTATGGAACTATTCTTGGCCTACCTGAAGGTGCTGGTTATTATTGGACAAGACAAGCCTTCACTAAGGTGATTGATTACATTCTAACTTGGGCTCCTTATGTGATCTTTGTTGGTCACGTAAAAGACACTCAGTTAGAAAAGGCAGGTGGTACATTTAATGCACTTGACCTAGATCTGACAGGTAAGTTAAAGAGAATAACAACTTCTAACTCTGATGCTATTGGTTACTTGTATAGAAAGGGAGATAAGAATATCCTTAGTTTCAAGACTAATGATGATATCTCTTGTGGTGCAAGACCAGAGCATTTGAGAAATCAAGAAATTGTGGTTTCTGAAATTGATGAGACCGGTGAGTATAAGACTTACTGGGACAAAGTATTCGTAGATTAATAATTAAAAACAAACAAGATGGCTTTAAGCACAACAGACCTAGTAAAGGAAGGTGGCGGTGGACTACCTAAGACAATTGCACCAGGAAATCATACACTAAAGATTAATAGTGTAGCACTTGAGGAATTCAAATTCATTGCAAATGCATATCATGTGATGATTAATGTAGAAACTGAACCTATTGATGGTTTTGAAGGTTTCATGATTGACAAAGATGATGAAAGCAAGGGTCACTATGCAGGTCAAATAGGTAGGGTGAAAGCATCTCAGTATGCATATGCTGACGGTGAAACTAAATCCGGTATTAAGATTCAAAGAGATAGGTCTATCCTAATCTTCTTACAGAACTTGTGTAAGTCTTTGGATATTAATGACTGGTTCTTGAGCCAAGATAACAAGCATGACTCTATTGAAGAGTTTGTTGCAGCGTTTAATAGTACTGCACCATTTAAGGATAAGTATCTGGAGATGTGTGTAGCAGGTAAAGAGTATGAAGGCAAAGGTGGCTACACAAATTACGATATGTGGTTACCAAAAGGGTCCAAAGATGGATATGCCTTTGCTCCTAAAGGTGGTAAAGTTCTTCAATATGATGAGACTGAACACCTTAAGAAAATGGAAGTACGTCCTGTAGAATCATTTGGTGATGATATGGATGTACCACCTAGAGTTGCCTCTGACTTCTCTCTTGACTAATAGTTGAGGGGGAGTTAGAAATAGCTCCCCCTTTATTATTAAACTTGCTGTTATGATTTCTACAAAAAATATTATTGGGAGTATTAATGATGTCCCAGCAGAATGGGTATTTGAATATTATCTTTCATTAAGTGAGAAACTGACAGGTCAAGATGTAAAGATTCACTCTGTATTTAAGACAGAGAAAACACCATCAATGTTTGTTTACTTTAAAGCCGAAAATAATGAGTATAAGTTCAAAGACTTCTCATCAGGCAAACAAGGTAACAAGGTAACACTAGTCAGTGAACTCTTTAATATAACTTATGCTACGGCAATCAACAAGATATGTTCTGATTATGAAAGGTTTCTGAAGGACAATAACTATTGTTCTGTGAATGAATACAAGATTCAATCAAAGTATAGGGTAAGTGATTATGAAATGAGACACTGGACAAATGTTGACGGTAAGTTTTGGATGAAGTTTAAACTTAATTCTGATTTACTTGAGAAATATAATGTCTCCGGGCTTTCATATTTTACAATGCAGAAAGAAGAAGATGGTAAAGTATCTGAGATAACATTTAGAGGTAATCATATCTATGGTTACTTTAGAAATGATGGTACTCTATACAAGATCTATCTTCCTAACAATCCAAACAAGAAATTTATCAAAGTACAAAACTATATCCAGGGTCTGGATCAGTTGACGTATGAGAAAGAGTTCTTGATTATTACATCCTCACTAAAAGATTTAATGGCCTTTGCTAAACTTGGATACAAAAATGCAGAGTCTGTTGCACCAGACAGTGAGAATACTATGATTCCAGAACAGTATATTAAGTCTTTTAAGAAGAAGTATGGTGGAGTATGTGTCCTGTTTGATAATGATGAAGCCGGTATTGCTGCTGCTCAAAAGTATCAGGAGAGATATGGACTTAGCTATATAGTGCTGGATATGTCCAAGGACTTATCTGACTCTGTAAAAGATTTTGGTATACAAAAGGTAAAAGAAAAACTACATGGATTATTAACTAATGCACTTAAGAAATGAGTTGGATATTTGAAGGTAAAGAGTTTACAATACAGGATATTCCTGAAGGAGCAGTAGGGTTTATTTATATTATGACAGCCATAATAGATAAGAAATCTGTTGCTTACATAGGAAAGAAAAACTTCTTTGCTAATATCAAGAAGCCGTTGGGTAAAAAAGCTCTGGCTATGGTTACTGATAAGAGACTCAAGAAGTATAGGCATGAATTAAAGCCTGACTTTATAAATTACTATAGCAGTAACAAGACTCTTAAAGAATTTGCAAAGTCTGGAGGAGTAGTTAAAAGAGAGATTCTCCGTATATGTAACTCAAAAACTGAGCTAACATATCAAGAGACTAAGTATCAATTTATGTATGAGGTTCTTGAGAAGGATGAATACTTGAATAGTAACATCTTAGGTAGGTTTTACAAAACAAAGTAATTATGACAGAAATAGAAGTAACAGGCCTCTTAGTTGAGTTGGCCAATAAGGGTATTGGTGGAATATTTATATCATATGATGGCGGAGGAGACTCTGGGCAAATAGAACAAATTACATATACAGAAAAAATGATTGATGATCTTGATACATTAGAAGAGATGTACGATCATGGTATTGATTACAATAATGATTTACAAAAACTTGATTCATCTTTATATGCACAGTTAGAGAATTATGCATATAGAACTTTGTTAGATAATATAGAAGACTGGTGGAATGAAGAAGGTGGTTTTGGTTATGTAGTAATACATATTCCCTCTGGTGACTATAGAATAAACAATAGTATACGAGTAAATAATGTTATTGATCATATTCATGAAGGTAAACTAACAGAAAAAACTAATGGATGATTTTAGATTTTGGTTAGAGAATTTGGATACTCAAACTCTGACAGATGAATTAAAGCAAGAGATAATTGAATATGCTGAAGACTTAATAGAGGATGCACATGCTGAAGGTTATCAACAGGCAAAAGAAGACGCACTTGAAAAAATAAGTTCTTTATAATGGCACATCCGTATGAACATGCTAAATCTAGTGCCCGGAAATGGGGTGGAGAACCTGAAGAGTATTTAAAGTATCATGAATGGTTTGATGCTACTAAAGCTTGGTTAGGAAATAGCATGCATAGAATGTTTAGGCATCACAGTGAAGGTATATTTGAATTGGAAAGACTTTTTGGAGTTAGCTTTATTAACTCTATAGGTAAAACAGTATATACCAGATACATAGGTGAACAACATGTAAAGGAGGATTGCTTTGGATATATTCCTAGTGCAAAAGAATGGATTGATAACATTAACAGTCCAAAGGAGTGGATGATTAGAACAATTAAAATTGAAGACTGATGAAAATAAGCAAAGAAGAAGCTGAGAATGTAATGACTATGTTGCTGTCTACAGATCAGGAGAATGCAACAATAGGTTTTGCTGCAATTGAGGCTTTTAAATTTAGTAGTGACAATGTTGGATATCTGATTTACTTCTATAAGTTTTCTAAGTATACTATTGACCAGTGGAAGACAAATGCTCCCAAGGCAACTGCTGTACTTAAGAAGCATATAAATATTGAGAGGCCCTTAACTTATGCAAGAGCAATTCAAATTATGATAGATTTGAAAACTAGTAAGGATGCAATTGAGCTAACTCTAAACAGACATGTTGGAGAACTTACAAGAATGCTTGAGAGTATGGGTTACCCTACAGACAAAATGGTTATTGATATTAAACTCAAAGAACAATGAGTAAAGCAGCAACACTTGCAAAGGCAAGTAAAGACTTGATGTGGAAAGAGCCATTCTATGGGTTCTTTCTTATTATGCTAAATAAGGTGTGGGATAAAAGAGTTCCCACAGCCGGTGTTAGTAAGAATGGTATCAACTATCAGCTTACTATTAATGAAGACTTTTGGACAGATCTTTCTGATAATCACAGACTGGGTCTTCTGAAACATGAGTTATTGCATATTGCATATTTTCATTTGAGTAAATTCTTTGAGTTTCAGGATAAGAGAATGGCAAACATTGCAATGGATATGGAGATCAATCAATATATTGATGACGAGTTTCTTCCTGAAGGTGGTATTAATATAGATGATTATCCTGATTTGAATTTACAGAGAAAAGCAGGTACTAGGTATTATTATGATGAGCTGAAGAAAGCTCAACAGCAAAAGCAACAGAACGGTAGCTCAGGTGACTCTAACTTTGATAAGTTATGTGATGCTATGGAAGCTGGTGCAATTACTGTTGTAATATCTGGAGGGCCTATGGGTGATAAGGAAGTAAACATGCCTAATCATGGTACTTGGGAGGAGTTTGAAAACTTACCAGAAGCAGAGCAAAAGCTTATTGAAAAGCAGTTAGCTACTCTACTTAATGAAGTTGCAGAACAAACTGCTAAGAAAAGGGGTAATGTACCTGGTCATATTGAAGACTTTCTAATTAAAGCAAATCAAATAATTCCACCTAAGTTTGACTGGCGTGGATATATTAGAAGGTTTACTGGAAATAGCACAAAGGTGTTTACTAAGAAGATACGCAGAAAGGAGAACAGGAGATATTCTGATAATCCAGGTCTTAAGATTAAGATGAAACAGCATATGCTTCTTGGTATAGATACTTCTGGGTCAGTGAGTAATGATGAACTTCAAGAGTTTATGAATGAGATGCAACACATCCATAAGACCGGAGTTGATATTACTATTATCCAATGTGATACTGTTATTAGATCTATAGAACCATACAATGGTAAAGATGAGATAAAAGTACATGGTCGTGGTGGTACTGAGTTTGACCCAGTATTAGAGTATTATAATGCAAATCTTAGAAAGTATACAAGCCTTATTTATTTTACTGATGGTGAATGTGGTGCTAGTGTAAAACCAAAGAATCCAGTGTTATGGGTTCTGTCTGAAAGATCAAGTATGAATAATAGCCTTCCTGGCAAAGTAATTAAGTTAGAACTTTAAAAACAAACAAAATGGCTCAAGTAAAATTAAACATTGATGAACTGAAAAATTTTATAAATCACATGGTTGTTAACAACCAGTTTATTCAAGCTCAGGGTAAAGTTCCTGTAGCTGTTAATATTGAGGGTGAGGCAGGTCTTGGTAAGACTTCTTCTATCCTGCAACTTGCAAAAGAGCTTGACATGGCTGTAATTAAACTTAATCTAAGTCAGATTGAGGAGTTAGGTGATTTGGTTGGTTTTCCGTTCAAAGAGTTTGAGGTTGAGAACAAAGATGGAGCTAAGAAATGGATACAAGAGAGTTTGCTTGATACTTATATCAAAGGTGGATTTAGACCTACAAGTCAAAGCAGAATGTCTCATGCTTCTCCTGAGTGGATTCAGGGACAGGGTGAAGGTGGCTTCTTGATTCTTGATGACTATACTCGTGCAGATCATAGATTTATGCAAGCTACTATGGAATTAATTGACAGACAAGAGTATATCTCTTGGAAGTTACCAAAGAACTGGCATATTGTTCTGACTACCAATCCAGACAATGGTGACTATAATGTTACTAGTCTTGACGTAGCTCAGAAGACCAGATTTATTTCTGTTGAGGTAGACTTTGATGTAAACGTATGGGCTAAGTGGGCAGAATCTGCAGGCATAGATGGTAGATGTATCAACTTTATGTTGATGAATCCAGAGGTTATTGGTAAGTCTGTTAACCCAAGATCAATTACTACTTTCTTTAACTCAATTAGTTCTATTCAAAAGTTTGAAGAAAGCTTGCCGTTGATTCAAATGATTGGTGAGGGTTCTGTTGGTGATGAGGTAGCTAGTCTATTCACTATGTTTATTAATAACAAGTTGGATAAGATTATACCACCACAGGAGATCATAAATAATCCTAATGAGCAGTATGTAATTGGTGCTTTGACAAGTGCAGTTGGTAAGGGAGATGACTTCCGGGCAGATTTGTCTAGTGTGATTACTACTCGTGTTATCAACTATTGTCTACATCATGCAGAAAACAATAGTGTGCCAGATGCAATGATTAAGAGATTGGTAAAACTGACTACAGACTGTGACTCATTTACTGATGACCTTAGATATTATATGGTCAAAGAGATAGTCAATGGTAACAAAGTTAAGTTTAGTAAGCTCATGATGGACAACGCGGTAGTCAAGATGGCAGTCAGGTAAATCAGGATTACATCAGTTCCCCCCTTAACGGAACACCTACCTATATTTAAACAATAATAGGGCAGTGATATAGCTGCCCTTAATTTCCTTTATTATGAAAAGATATCTTCATATAAATTTTAATAATTACAGTCCGCTG